TGTGATCATCGTCCAAGTCGTAACCCGATGCACCCGCAGGAGCCGCTGGCCCCGCCGCGAATGAACCTCCACGGTTCCGCGATAAGATGGGGATCGACATCGCCTTACTCGATGGTCAGCCCAAGACGAAGAACCAGAAAGTCTGCCGTTCCAGATGAGCTAGTATCGTATGCAGCGCGTGCAACGACTCCGACATACAAACTATCACCAGATAGCTCAAAAGGAATTGGGCTAAAAGCAGAAGGAGTAACAACCTTAGTGTTAATTAAATCTACCCAAGTTGCTCCAGTATCCACTCGTCCCAATAAATTCTCAGAGTTTGCCGCAGACAAACTTACCGCGCCATCGGCAGAACCTATTGACACATTACTGGATAAAAAAAGTATATCGCACTGAGGACCAATATCATTCTTATCAATCAGCATAAGATTATTGATTGTGCCTCGTAGTGGACGAGTGGCTGAACCACCCTCACCTAAGCTAATTTCCTGTGTCTCAACCAATACGTCGCCTACTGCATAATTGGCTGTGGCATTAGTCAAAGTGACGTCCACCACCTTTGTTCTAAAATTATATAACGTTGTAGCGCCCATTGGTAGCCCCCTTTAATATACTCTGTTTTGTTGGTTTACGTGCGTCAAGACCAAGCTGTGAGCCTCTTGGCTCTGTTGTCGCTCCAACTTGTCCAGTTCAGTTAAAATCAATTGTTCAGCCAACCCCAACACGTTGTTGGATTTGTCCGTTTGCCCATTCGCGGCCAACCAGTCGCCGTATGCTCCGTAGGTGGCGTACTCCGCAAGTTCCTCTGGAAACGATATGGAAGCGGTTTCATGGTTCACGAAAGGTTTTCTGTAATGCACCCATACTGGAGCCGTACTGCTCCTGTTCTCCAAGGCGGCAAGTCCGTATTCGCTGCTGCTGCCCTCGTATATCATTCTAAATTGCAAGTCGCTTGGCGTGGTGGACCCATAAGGGTCGCGGTCGGTGATCCTGAATATTTCAGCAATCGAGGTACCAAGCTTTACGTACGCCATGACGTTTGCGGTTGCCTCCGCTCCGCTTCCAGCTCCTCCAGTAAAAGCAACGGTGGGAGCTGAAGTGTATCCCGTACCATTGGCGGTAACGGCTATGCCATTCACTTGACCGTCGGAGTCTATCGTTGCCGTTGCGGCTGCTCCGGAACCTCCACCTCCGCTGAAACTCACGGTTGGAGCGGAAGTATAACTACTGCCACCGCTACCCATGTCCACGCTCCTTACGCGAACGTCTGGCACCTTCGGCTCCAAGATGGAGCAAAAAGGCCAACGAGCGCGTTCCCATGCCAACTTGCCGAACCTGTTGATACTGCGTTCAACCGCAGTGGTTTCGTTCGTTAGAAACGAATCAACGCCAGCCAAATGCTTTACGTTCGTGACAAGGGAGGCCAAGGTGACTTGCCTCATGGTCGTACTCCCTCACCCCTAAATTCAGGATTATCGCGTATAAACTCCCTGACGAAGCCCTTGTCGCTCCAACAGCCTTCGTGCGAGGCGTTCCAGCGGTGCCATTCCCTTGCAGGGATGACCGCTTTCAATTGCCCCAAGCCTTCGGCTTTGGCGTTGCCCATTACGCGAGCTTGCATATTGGCTTCCTGCGCCCTCTTGCTAGCCTCGTAACGCTCCAAATCCACCTCTTGGCGAATGTGGCGTTCAAGCCCTTTCATGAAGGATGACCCGTTGCCAGCCTTCCACTTCGGTATGAAAATATCTGCCATGTCGTTAATGGGTGGGGGCGGTGGTGTGCTAACGAACCACCGCTCCCCTTTCCCCAATATTATAGCCTACCCTTGACTACAAACTATCCGATGTTGTTGGCATCGATCATACATAAGTAGATGTCGCACTCACCAGCAGTCAAAGCGGATGGTGATCCGCTAGACGAGTTGGTGAAGGTCGCAGTCAACGCATCCGATGCGGCGGCGTAAGTGCCAAGGAACGTCTTCGGAACCGCGCCTAACGCCGCAATGATAGGACCAACCGCAGCAACGCTCGTTGACTCGATGAAGTTATTGTCGTCTCCATCAGTTCCTACCTCAATGGCGAATCCGCCCGTCCCAGCAAACGCCGTAGTCACATTGACTAATACCTTCGTGATGACGAAATCCGTGGGTGTGTCGCCAAGAGCAACGACAATATCATCACTTGATCCACTCCCATCGTTTACGTCGGTGTATTTCACCGTCCATTTATGAGTGAATCCCTGCGCCCGTTCTTGATTACTCAAGACCGTTTTACGGGAATCATCCAATGTGTTATTTGTTGTGGCCATTGTAATATCCTCCTATTTAAGATTATCCTTCAAAGGCACCGAATCCAAGAGGATTGAAGCATGCCAACCCAGCGATAACGTCGGTATAACCGCGACGTCCACCACCTTGGTTCTCAAGCTCCGTGTTGCCTTCAGCCTTCAAGACCAAAAGCCCAATAAGGTCGGGATCGATAAGATAACCCCAATCGTCGTCAATCGTATTATCTCCGCTTGTGCGGTTGTTGAACAACGTAGGCATGATATTCACCAAACCGAAGTCTCCGTCATAAACAGTAACTGAAAGAGTTACTTTTTTCGACTCTGCCTCCTGTGTGACGGTATAAGTGCTATCATTGCTGGAAGTGTCAGCTCGCGCAAAATCACTGATTTGCGATCTCAAAGCAGGACCAGCAACCAAGGTCAACTTATTGTTGGCTGAACCAACTTGCTCGTAACGTGATTGCAACACTGCATTGAGGTGAGCCTCAGTTACGGTAGCATTACTATCAGTTGAAGAGGTTGGCATCGTGAATGCAGCTGGCAAATCACTTGGAGCAGTTGGATAACTGCCACCATTGGCGTTACCAAGCCATTTACCAAGACCACGAGTCTTGTATGGCGTACCGGAACCAGCTTCAGCCTGACGATCTTGAGTCGAGCAAATAGCCGCTTCAAGGTCACGCTTCAATTCACGCAAGCTCTTGGCTTCGGAATTAGCCACCTCACTGGAAACTCCAGCGGTATTGACCAACTCTTGAATGTCCGACACCATCCATTGGCGTCTGAATTTCTGGACGTAATTGCCCAACTTGGTCCGATTGACGGCCTTGTTGTCGAATGACGAAACGTCTTCGCCTTCACTAACTCCGCCAAAGGCGGGGGTTGATAAGTCATCGACTTGCCACTCCACGAAGGTTGCCGTTGCTGGCAACTTCTTGGCCATGGAAACCACGGGGGTTTCTTCCGGTTCCAGAATGGTCAATACGTCGAGGATTTGTTCGCGGTTTCCCGCAACGTTGTAACTAGCAGCTTGTGCCATGGTAACGTTCCTCCGTAATAAGTTTTAGTTTTCTATTGCTTGAAGCTCGCGCAAGCGAGCGAGACTTTGGAAGGAACCAGTCTTCTCGAAGTTCTTCTTCGCGGCAGACAGCGCTTTCTTGTATCGGCTGGAGTCGGAATTGGACGTTCTCTTAGGCGCTGCGGCTGATGCAGTGGCTGGCTCGATGGGCTTCTCAGCCTTCGATCCATTCTTCCCCTGCTTCGCCTTCATGCGTTCCCTTACCCGCAAGTTGCCTTCGACTATCAAGCCAGCCACGATATTTGCCTCTGGTAGTTCGTCGAGCATCTTCTTGTAGCGCTCCTGCGCCAAAAGTTCTTGATACTCCCCGAACTCAGCGGTCTTCTCGTCGCTCATCCATGGGAAAAACCCAAGGGCTTCCCCATCGCTTTGCTGTCTGTGAGCAAGGAAAGCGCGACGATTATCGACTTCGCCTCCCCTTCTCAGCATCTTGCGAGCGTTCGCCTTTATCCTAAGCAAATCCTGCTTATTATATCTGGCGTCGCCCTCCTTGACCAAGTATTCCTCTCCATCGTCGTCGTACTGCTCTTCGCGTTGTAACGCTTCTTCAGCCCAATCCTCGATGGATTGAAGGTCTTTCTCCTTCGCAGCCAAGGTTTCCTCCGTCCATATATCCTTCAAGGCATTACTCTTCGGAGCAGCGTCGGCAGTTTGTCCCTCAGCCTGATTCGCTCCCTCTTCAAGTTCGCGTATCTTCGCTTCGGCTTCCCGCTTTTGGGCGGTCAATCTGCCAAACCTTTTCATGGAATCGGTACGCAGAGCGCGTCCAAGCGCCAAGGCTTGCTCCTCACTCATGTTGTCCAAATCCAAGCCATACTGTTCTTTAAGCAACGCCCCGTCGTCGATACCTTCTTCCGCTTGTTGCGGCTCAGAAGCATCTTCAGTCGGTGGTTCTTCCTGTTCAGTCGGCGTTTCACTCGCTTCAGCTTGTTCAGAAGCGGGTTCCCCGTCGTCCGATTGGTCGTTCCGTCCTGCAAGCAGTTTTTCGGTCAGCTCACTAAGGGACATATTACCATTGCCCTCCTCTTCGGAGGGTTCTTCGCTCACCACGTTGGCTTCAACCTCTTGCGAGGGTTCAAGCAAGGTCGTGGAGTCAACCTGTTCAGTATCGATTTCCATTGTCAGGTTACTTTCTTCACCAGTTGTTTATTAGTTACGATAATGTCTAAAATTAGTCAAGAGCGCTGCCGCTCCACATGTTCAGATCGTCCAATAGTTCATCCAACGCCTCAAGTTTTCCCGACTCCATGAAGTGTCGGTTGGTGCATTGAATGACTTTTTCAGTCTGCATGTTTCTTATTATGATCTCCCTTCTTTCGTGTATATGCTCCACGAACGTTTGAAAGTGAGCGTTGGTACGCAAGGCGTGAGCCGCTTGTTGCAACGCTTCTTCTTCTGGCCCCTCATATCTCTTCTTCTTCTTGAACAGGTTCACTTCTTCTTGGTCGCTTTCTTCTTTGGCGCAGCCTTCTTCTTGGCTGGGGCTTTCTTCTTGGCTGGCGCCTTGCCACCCTCCCATGCCTCGTTCACGTCGGGCGTGGAGGGATCATCCGCTTTCAATTTGCCATTGGACTTTCTAGCCCGCTTGGGCTTTTCAGCTTCAACCGCTTTCTCTTCAGCAAGCTTTTCATTCAATAAACGCAAATAATCATTTGCGAAATGCTGCTGAGGAAACAAAGGAGATTGACGAGCGCCGCTCGCATCAACCACACAGTACTTACCACCTTGATTGGATATTTTATACGACATACTTGTATGCTCCTTGTTTTATATTCAACGCCCCCAGTTGGGCGTACCTGTCATGTCTTTCTGCCTGATACTATATTCTTCGCTGGGATTTATAACACCACCACCCTTTGTTATTTCAGACTTAGATACATTCCATTTATTGGCAGCTTGCGACAATGCCTTGGTTCTCTCTTTTCTAAATTTCATAGAAAGGGTGGGAGAATTACCTTTTGCTTCTGCTCTGCTTATTTTACGACCTACTTCATGTTTTAACTTCCGCATTCTACTATTCACTTCCTTACGCGCAGCAGCAACATTTGTTCTATTTTCAGCATCAGTGGGTTCTTTCTTAGGCACTCTAGACTTTCTAACATTTACTCTTGGCATGATTAGTATGCTCCTTCTTCTATTGCTTGCGGCATAGGCGAGGCGGCTGCGGCTGGAGCGCTTCCAGTAACACCGAATTGAGTCGGAGTAGCTCCCTGCCTTCCTATTTGCGCGTTTTGTATTTGCTGAATTTGGAAACTTCTCTGCTGTAAATAATTCTCGACCCTGCCCCTCAACGCCTCGTCTTGAGCCATGCGTTGCTGAATGTCGGGTTGCTGCATCCATTGCTGGAAAAGTTGCAGCTTCACTTGGTGCGAATCATTGGGCTTTACGTTGGGAGGTACGCCGGCAACCAATTCGGCAATGGTAGCCCTTTCCTCTTCAATCGCCTTGTTGGTCGCGGTTTCACGAGGCTGTATCACCTTGTCGGCAGCGCCGGGCAACGCTTGCTCAACGACCATGCTCAACAAGCGTTCCGTGTCCACCACGCCATTCTTGTCCAATGCCCCCACCATCTCGCTTATCGCTTTTACGCGCTCCACGATTTGACCGCTATCCAGAAGACCTACGTCGAATTGCAGGTAAAAATCGAATCTCTCGTTGGGCGCCCCCTTGTCGAAACGCTGGACGTCGTTTACGCCTATCACCCTGAAATACTCTTGATCGGAACCATACTGCTGGTAAAGGCTCCATACTTGATCCATCACTTGCCTGACGTGGTTGAATCCCTTCTCGATCAAGGCTTGTTGCTTGTTCGATACGTCTTGTGGATCGACGCCGCCGTAGTTTCTTCCGAAATACTCGAAGGTCATGCGGCGTATGTTCTCCCTCATCTCGATGGAACTGCCGTCGTAACGAGGAGTGTCGCTGTATCTATACTCGCCGGGAGTGCGATAAGGCACCTTGACGCCCGGTCCCCAGCGACTTGGCGCCCTTCCAACTGGATGCTCAAGCGGTGGCAAAGTGCTAAGACTCAACCTATCGACGGCAGCATCCATCTCAGCCTTCAATTGCTGCTCCCAGCTCTTGCCTATTTCCGGATAACTCCTCGTTTCGTAGAGCCTGTTGCTCCACTCTTCGAGCTTCGTCACGACGAAGGGATAATTCCCATGCCTGTAAGGCAACAACTCATGCTTGGCGTAGGGCTGATCCATCACGTGGTCGCCCGTGGCGTCTGGATGAAACACCGTACAGTATATGCCAGTGACGTTGTCCTCGTCTGTAAGTCTTTGGAAAGCATATACGCAGGGTACCGTCTCGTCGTCTTGAGACTCCCTGTTCATGCTGGCCGTGCGGTGACGCTCCCTCGCGTAGTTAATGTCACGCTCGTCGTCCTTGCCCTTCAAATTCTCTATTACGTACTCGACCCACTCCTCGTTCCAGTCGCTCGTCTGTACCTTCGCCCTCAATTGCTCAGGCGTATGATGGCATATAAGGAATACGTAGGGAGCTTCCTGCGGATTCATCGTCCAAGAAGGCCAAAATATCTCTTCGTCGCATGCCAGCGCCTTGACGGAGGGTCTGTTATGCACGGTTTCCACGAAAGGAACCTTGGTAGTTCCTTCCTCACGCAGCTCTTCCAACGCTTTCTTCGCCTTCGAGTTCGACACGTCGTATTGCGTGGCTATCAACTCGATCAATATTTCATTATTGCTCTCGTCTAGCATCATGTCGGCTAATTCGGGCAAGGTAATGCCGATCTGCTCAAGGGATATTGTCTCCAAGGTCTTCTGCTCGACCTGCTCCCAATACACGTAGTGAGTCATGATGCCTTTTTCAAGGAGGTGGTTGAAGCCACGCTCGAACTCTCGCATGACGTTCTCCATCTTCACTTGAATCATCCACTTCATGAAGTTCTGCACGACCGCCGCTCTCGCAACGTCGTCGCTCTCCACTGGCGTAGCCACGATGTTGGCTCGCTTCATCACGCTGGTCATCAGACTAACGTGGCTTCTAATGACGTCGTCTATGAGATTGCAACTAAGGTCGCTTGCTCCGTCCCAAGGGAACGGCTCGCCGTCTCCAGCCCTCGCATGCTTGCGATTGTCGCGACTCTTTCCCGGCCATATTTGAAAGCGTTGATCGAAATCATCCTGACGCTGTTCGAGAAAGTCGGCGAGGTCGCTTCTAGTCTCTTGATACGCAAAAGCCAAGGCATCCACGTCGGGATCACCCTTGGGGTCGAACTCCAGTGCTTCTTCAACGTTGTCCATAAACGCGCTTAACAGGGTTAATCACTTCTAATATCACTTATGTCAACAACTAATCTTCCTTTCTTCCAGTTCTTGACGTTAAAATCAAAGTCGCCGACAGGCTTTCCACCCCTCTTGCGCCAGAACCTCTCATACCCCTCATGTATCATCTTATGGTCTTTCTTCGTAATCTTGCCCCAATACAAAGTGTCATCGGTCGCATTAAATTCCGATGGAAGAGGTTTCTTTGGCATCAGTACCCTCCTCCTCCGCTTACCGCCAACGCGCCTTCCGTAACGTAATCCAAGGGAGTAACCGCTCCATAACGCAATACGTCTATGAAGTCCTTGCATGCCTCCTCTCTCGAATTGCCACTGTACTCAGTCATTGCATAGATTAAGTTATCACATCTATCCGATACGTAAAGTTTCGGACTGTTGTCCACGCCAATGGGCTGCGTGTCGTCCCAACTCAGAAGGTCGTTTATCTTCTGTATGCCATGCTCTATTTCGAGTCCCGGCGCAGGGCGAAGAAAAACGTCGAACTCCATCATTTCGTTGCACATGTTGGTTTCCCCGCTCGCCGTGCGTACAGTCGCCTTTCCGAAACGAGGGTCAACCAAACGCTCGAATATCTCCTCGTCCTGCTCCAAGTCCTTTATAAGATCGGCGTAGTTCTCGTAGCCGAAACCCACGGGGCGTTGCCCCGGACCAGCCTTGCCCACGCTTTTCCCCTGTGAATTGGCATGGGGCAAAGCCCATGCCCCGACCGTAGAGTCGGGCCACTCCCTGTAAACCCACCAAGTACCTTCCACGTCCACTGCAACCCATATCATCACCCATGGTTTGCTTCCAGCGGGATCGCATATCATGTATCTGGTGACACGCTCAGAAGGATTCCTTATAAAAGGTACGTCTTCATGAGCCACCACGTTGACGTGAGGGTTGAATTTGGGGAACTTGTTCTGAAATACCTTGCTTGGAACACCGTACAGCCTCGCCTGTTTTACCTCCAGAGGTTGCTTGGAATAAGCCTTTCTAAGCTCTTTCGAGTCGAAAAACGGGTTATCCTCACTCCAGAAGTAGTGAATGCGGCACCCTTCCCAATTCGCGCTGATCTGCTCCACCGGCAACTCCATGCCCAAATACTCGCTGTACCTGCTCTTTACCGTTTCGGCGCCTCGCAGCAAGCTGCTCACCAAATCAGTCCAGCCTTGAAGGGTCGTGAAAGTCATCACTATACGCCCATGATAATCAGCGACACGGGCTAACAAGGTTTCAAACAACTTCGCCGGACACTCCTCCTCCAAATGTATGCAGTGAGCGGTCATACCCTCGATGATTTGGCTGTCCTGCAAGAATTGGCGATAGTTGTTGAACCGCAAATAGCTACCCCTTTTGTACCCCTCGTGCGGTGGAAATATCACCTTGCCGTCGGTAAACCCGTTCTTGTGCGTATAAGTCAACGAGTGAGAAGCGCTCCGCTTCTTCATCTCCTTGTAACGCTTCGGTATGGCGTCCCATACGAATTTCTGCGTGTCTTCTATGCTTCTGTCTTCGGTGACGTGAAAGCTTCTAAGCTCCGCTTCAGGTATCACTTGAGCCAAATGCACCAACAAACGAGAAGCGAAGGTTGTTTTGCTACTGCGGTTCCCACCAAATATAACATGCACCTTATCCTTGTCCCAACGCTTCATCACACGCTGCCAGCTTGGTAAAGTAAAACCCCATTGTATGGGGTCCAGCTCCTCCTGAGCTGGTTGGTTTTCCAACATATCAACTACCAAATCAGCCCTGTCGGGATCGTCCCTCAACAACAAACGAGCCTCGTCGCTGGTCACCCCACTGCCCAATTTGCCTCGCTCATAAGACAATTCAGGCATCCAAGGCAAACCGAACTCAGCGCTTACCTCGTCGGCGTACTTCACTTCTCAGCTTTCTCGTAACGCAACTGCTCGACCAATCCGTCGTTCTTGTCCAAACGCTTCTCAATAAAGGCCAAACGCATGTTTTGCTCCGCATCGTCAGGCAACGAACCCAATTCTCCACGAGGCCACTTTACCCGAAACTCGCTGTTCTGCTTCAACTCCGTATTTATGCGATGAAGCTCCATCTCGATATTCGATATTCGCTTCTCTATCGTGGCGTAAGTCCAAACAGCCACACCGACGAATGCTATCACCTTCGCAGCAAAACCCAAATTGGCCTTGAATTGAGCGTCTTCTCCCACCTTCCCAGCCATATTCAAGCCTCCTTTAC